AATTGCTATTAAGAAAGCTAAAGAGCAATCATCTGCTCTTGAAGAACGTGTAAAAGCAATTGATGATATGCAGTCGTCTGCAAAGAAAGAAAAAGCTGAAGCAGAACTAATGCGTATACATCCTGACTTTGGTGACATTCGTGACAGCGATGAGTTTCACGAGTGGGCTGAAGAACAGCCTAAGTGGGTACAGGATGCATTGTATGACAATGACAATGACGCAAGGTCTGCTGCAAGAGCAATTGACCTGTACAAAGCTGACAAAGGTATTTCTGAAAAGAAACCTGCCAGTAATAAAGATGCAGCGAAATCAGTTGAAACACGTAACTCACGTAGTAAGCCACAAAACGATGAGACTACTACATACTTACGTGAATCTCAAGTTCAAAAGATGTCTCCTCAAGAGTACGAGAAGAAGTCTGATGAAATCATGGAAGCTATCCGTAGTGGAAAGTTTATCTATGATATGTCTGGTTCTGCCAGATAATTTAAAAAAAGTGTTGACAAACAGTTTACTTTAAGTATAACTAGAGTCACATTAGTGTAAGTGGGTTAGCTACTTACTTACACATTCTCGCAAACAATTCAGTCTTATGGATTACCTGAAGAGCGTGGCCCGTTAACATATCTGGTAGGCCAACTAGATACGATACGCACCCATAGTAAATCAGCCTCTGATTAGTCTAAAGAGTTTGCATCTGTTGAAAACGCCTAATTTTATGGAGAAATATCATGGCTTTTACTACTGCAGCCGGGTATGGTAATCTTCCTAACGGCAATTTTTCACCTGTAATCTACAGCAAACAGGTGCAGCTTGCTTTCCGCAAGTCTGCAATTTGCGAAGCAATCACAAACTCCGACTACTTCGGTGAGATTGCAAACATGGGTGATTCCGTTAAGATTATCAAAGAACCCGAAATCACAGTTAAGGCTTATGAGCGTGGTACAACCATCACGCCACAAGACCTTGATGACGAAGACTTCAGCCTAACAATTGACAAAGCTAATTACTTTGCATTTAAGGTTGACGATATCGAAGAGGCACATTCACACGTAAACTTCCAGTCTCTGGCAAGTGACCGTGCTGCGTATCGCCTTGCTGACCAGTTTGACCAAGACGTTCTTGGTTACCTGTCAGGTTATAAGCAGTCTGCTTTACATGCAAATGCTGATACCGTTAATACTACTACTAATGGTACAGTAGCTGTTGCAACTGCTGGTTCAGACGAATTGCTATCAAGCATGAAGCTGGACGCAACTGACTTTGCTGGAACTGGCGTTGCTGGAGAGAGTATCTCTATCCTGCCACGTACAGGTGCTGGAACACTTCCAACTGGTAACGGTGAAGCTAACCCGCTTCAGGTTATTGCTCGTATGTCTCGTCTGCTAGACCAGCAGAATGTTGACACACAAGGTCGTTGGCTAGTAGTTGACCCAGTATTTATTGAAATTCTGAAAGATGAAGATTCACGTCTTCTGGACGCAGACTTCGGTGGTTCTGGCCTACAAAATGGTTTGGTTGTAAATAACCTGCATGGTTTCCGTGTATACGTTTCAAACAACCTGCCGTCAATTGGTACTGGTCCTTCAACGACTGGTGGCATGAACGCCTCTAACTTTGGCGTAATGGTCGGTGGTCATGATTCTGCTGTTGCTACTGCAGAGCAAATCAATAAGACCGAAACTTATCGTGACCCTGACAGCTTCGCTGACATTGTTCGTGGTATGCATCTGTATGGTCGCAAGATTCTTCGTCCTGAAGGTCTTGTTAACGCCATCTACAACTTGGCATAAGGGAGGACTGATAAATGGCTGCTGGTACAATTACCACACTCGCATCTGTTGCACGAGGTTCTTCTGCAAGAGGTCGTCAACCGTATATGGTTGAACAGTCCATTGACATTGCCGCTGCTGTAGCAGCAAAAGGCAGTGCTTTGGAAGCTAACGAAATCATTCAGGCAATTACTGTACCTGCAAATACAATGATTCTAACTGCTGGCTTTGAAGTCACTTCAGCAGTTACATCTGCAGATGCATTAATGAGTCTTGGAGTTACTGGCGGAGACGTAGACCGTTTCGTTGGTGGCTTTGAGGTAGATGCTGCGGATGCTCCTGTTGGCACATACGCAACAATGGCAGACGGTTCAGCCCCTGTCATCATCGGTGCTGCTGCAGATACGATTGACCTTGAATTAGACTCAATCACAACTGCACCATCAGTTGGTGTTCTCCGTGTATTCGCACTCCTGTTGGATGTTGATGCAATGGGTAGCATGACTGCTGATGAAGTAGACCGTGACACACTTGCCTAAATAGTACATGGGAGAGCAGGGCAACTTGCTCTCTCATTTCTCTCTGAGGATTTATAATGGCATACACATATCTTGACATCACAAATGAAGTGCTTGCACGATTTAACGAAGTAGCCTTAACCTCTGCTTCTTTTGCTGGCGCACGTGGTTTTCAGACGCAATGTAAGAATGCGGTAAACGATGCTATTAATTATGTATTTCAACGTGAGTTTGGTTGGGGCTTTAGTCACTCTGAACAAACGGAAACATTAGTCGCTGGCACTGCTCGTTATGTTTTTGATAGCACAGTATATCATGCAGACTTTGAAACATTTAGAATATCAAAAGATGACAGTCTAGGTGTAGCAGGTGTTAGCTTGCGTGTACTTGACTACAAAGAATACGTAGATAAGTATATTGACCAAGAGTCAACAAGTGATGTAGGCGGTGTGCCTATTTTTGTGTTTAGAACACCTGATAATAATTACGGATTGTATCCATATCCAGATGCTGGCTACACGTTAAAGTTTGATGCATATTTAAAACCAACTACACTCAGTGCCTCTACAGATGTACCACTTATTCCTGAACAGTTTCGTCAGGTACTTGTAGATGGTGCTACTGCATATGGATACCAGTATCGTGGTGAAGCGCAGCAGTACGGTATTAACTTTGCACGTTTTGAAGAGGGCATCAAGCATATGCAAAGCCTATACCTAAATAGCTACGATTATATACGTTCAACTTATTTGCCACGTTCACAGAGGTACGGCACTTCTATATTCCCATCAGGAGCATAAGACATGGCTGATGAATCAGGACTTAGCCCATACGTCTTTGCTTGTGAAGGTGGACTGGTATTAGACCAATCTACCTTTTCCATGCAGCCGGGAATGGCATTAGAACTACAAAACTTTGAGCCTGACATTCGTGGTGGCTACAGACGTATCTCCGGTTACAGCAAATGGAATAGCAACGAAGTACCTTACACAGCATCAGACACAGAAAAAGTATTGATGTCTGCTTACTTCAAAGGCAATATACTTGCTGCTAGAGGCGAAAGCATTTACAAAGGTGGTACAACAGGTAGTTGGACATCTATTGATAGTGGTAGAACAAACGCAGGTAAGTATACTTTCTTCCGTTACAATCTAGCTGGTACAGATTATATTGTTTGGGCAGACGGTGCTAACAACGCTAGTAAGTATGACAATACAACTGTTACAGACTTAAACGCTACAGGCGCACCAGCAGACCCTAGTATTGTAACAGGATTTAAGAATACACTGTTCTTTGCTGGTATGTCAAGTACGCCACAGGAATTAGTTTTTACCGCACCATACACAGATGATGACTTTAGTGTAGCAAATGGTGCAGGTAGCATTGCGGTAGATAGTCCAATTACAGGTTTGTTTCCGTTTCGTGACCAGCTGTACATCTTTTGTGAAGAACGTATATTTAAGTTGGTAGGCAATACATCTGCTGACTTTGTATTGCAACCAGTGACACGTGAGATTGGATGCCTTAACGGTTTTACCATTCAGGAATTTGCTGGTGATATTGTGTTTCTTGGTCCTGATGGACTGCGTACAATTGCTGGTACAGAAAGAATTGATGACGTTGAACTAGGTACAATTAGTCGTGTCATTCAGAGACGCTTTACTGATTTATCGGATGTTGATGAGTTTGATAGTGTAGTCATACCAAACAAAACACAGTATCGTATTTTCTTTTCTAACTCAAATGTAACAAGAGGAAATACAAATGGTGTCATCTGTGTAAGAAAAGGTGACGCATATGAGTTTGCTGATACACGTGGTATTCGTCCTAGTTGCACTGACTACATAGTATCAGATGGTGATAGCATTGTAGTACATGGTGAATATGATGGTTACGTGTACAGACAAGAACAGGGCAATGACTTTGATGGTAATGTTATTACTGGCAAATATCGTTCACCAGACTTGTCAATGGGTGATGCAGGTATAAGAAAAACATTTCAGCGTATCATTATTAATTACGCACCAGAAGCTGCAGTAAATGCTGACTTGTTTGTAAGATATGATTATGAATCACCTAATGTAGC